ATCATAGTTTCTAAAATCAAATTCTAATTCACCACCTTTATATTCTGAACCATCTGTTAACTGACAAGTCATAGATAATTTTCGGATTTTACCATGCTCTGGTGTATTTGGTTTATCATAAGGTTTTGGCCAACCATCTGAATGCCAATCATAATATTGATTCAATTTATATTTTGTAAATTGACAAGATTCAGATCTTTCCCAATCAAAATTCCAACCAGCGTTTCTATTTGCCTCATGCACGTATGGATGTAATTCTTTATATATCCAAGTGTCATTAAGCCATACTAAATCTGATTTTCTTTTTTTCTGTATATTTTTTACATCTTCTTTTGATAATTTTTCTTTGTCATATCCACCTGTTCTAGCCATAACTTCTTTTTGTTGATTAGCATACGCTATAACATCATCACAAAATCTAGGCGTAAGTGCAGCTTTAAAATACCAGTAATAATTAAATATATTCATAAGTTATTGTTTGCACAAAATTTAAACTATCTTTTTGATTGTTAGTTAAATAATACATATTAGTTGATGGAAACATTATAAACATATTATTTTTAAGTGGTATATCCCAACTTCTTCCTTTACGTCTATTGTCTTCATAGTGTATTCTGACCATACAATCTTTAACTTTTACACCATATAATAATGTGAAGTCTGGAGAGTTACGTAAATCTACTGGATCTATATTTAATAAAGGAATTGTTGTTTCTTGAGGCTTATACATATTTCCCCAAGTTTCTTTGTTAACTAAAGTAAAATCATAGTTTAAATTTATATGATCTCGCATATAAGTGCTTAACATATCCCAAGTTCTTGAGAATGGAAAATCTTTGTTTTGAATTACTGATTGTAAAATATCGCCTGATAATTTATTTCGGTCAATGTCCCAACCTTTAGGCATTGCTACATCACCATAATATAGAGCTTGCTCTGTTAATACTTTCTTTTGCATACCACCACCATTTTTAATTTATGCTTTTTGATCTGTCAAGTCCCAAGATTGATTAGCTTCGTTCCAAGAGTACATCCATATATGTGTGCTAGCTTCGTTTTGTGATTGTTGTTCTGCAGTTAATTCAGGAGCATCACCAATTGGTGATTGCCATCTAGCATCCGTTGTATTTTTTACCCAAGATGCATATGGTTTTTTAGGCCAAAAGATATTATTATCTTCGTCCCACTCATAACCTATACCTGCATAGTTTCCTCTAAATGCTTTTGAATCATCACCAGATGAGTGTTTGTTACCAGATGTATTGTAAGATGTTTGAATCCACATTTGTGCAGGCCAGTTGTTGTGTGTTTCTAACCACTGTTGACCTACTGTTTCATCTTCAACACCATCAGCATTTAACATCTTATCGTTATCCATAGTTAACACTTGGATAACTTTTCCGTTTGATCCTATTTTTGCGAAATGTGCCATAATGTTTCTCCTTATATATTAATTAGGTTTATTTGACAATATCTTAAAGTTAAAAGAAATTGCAATTCTTTTTTTAACAGATGTATTTTTAGTCACAAAATGGTCTAAAGTCGAGGGAAATAGTAATAAATCTCCTGTTTTAGGTTTAAACCACCAACGTTTATATTGATTATATTTATTGGTAGGCCATTGAAATACTATATCTCCAGAATCTTTAGGAACTTCAAGATAATATACTCCTGATAAATCAGGTGAATTTTTTATATCAAAACAATCTACGTGATCGTGCAAATTAGTGGATTCATTGTGTTCGTGAACTTGAGCCCAATAATCCGTTAGTTCTATTACTTGGTCGTATCTTATATAAAATTTGTCTTTTATAATATTAATTAATTCTTCAAACACTTTTGATTTTGGTATTATCAAATCTTCGTTTCTAGTGTCACTAATATTTTTTGACATACGATTGTTTTTTTCAAATGATTTTAAACAATCATTTTTTAAAAATTCTATATCTATACCATCTATGTTATCGCGTATAAAATATACACGATGTAAATCTACTTCAATCACTATTGAAATTTATATCTTATAATTACAATACCACTACCACCTGCTCCACTTTGTTGACCAGAAGGTGAGGAATCTACACCTCCACCTCCACCACCAGTGTTTGTTGAACCTGCATTACCACTACTACCTGGTGCTCCTGCTGCTCCGCCACCACCTGTACCACCTGCACCTTGTACAGGATTATTTTCACTATTTCCACCTCCACCACCAGCATAGGCAGTACAACTTCCATTAATTGCAACAACTGAACCATTACCACCAGCACCTCCACCAGCAGGAACCGCAGCGTTTCCAGTTTGAGCGTGACCACCACCGCCACCACCTCTATTATTTAAAACGCTAGGTCCGCCACCTGTTCCTCCAGGATTACCTTGAGGTGGACCTACGGGAGGTGTATTTCCTGAACCACCTGCTACAGCTGTTGCAGCTTTTCCTCCTCCACCACCTGAACCACCATCAGAGCCAGTGCCATTACTTCCACAAGTTGCTCCACCTCCACCGCCACCACCAGTTGATGTTATTGTTGAAAATATTGAATTAGAACCACTACAACCTCTTTTATAATCTGGAGAACCTGATTTAGCTCCACCACCAGCTCCAACTGTTATTGGATAACCCTGTACTGAAACTGGTAAAGCGGTACTAGCTGCACCGCCAGACGGACTTGGGTTACAATATGTAGAAGCAGTGTATCTTAAACCACCTGCTCCACCACCACCGCCACCGCCATTAGCGTATCCACCAGCACCACCACCTGCTACTACTAAATAGTCTACTGACTCTGATCCTGCTGCATTACCTACAGAAGAAACACAAAATGTGCCAGGTCCTGTAAATGTATGAACTTTAAAATTTGTGCAAACTGTAGTTACAGTTCCACCTGTTGCTGAAATAAAAGTTGCACCTGTTTCAGTATCCTCTGCATTCTGTACATTAACCCAACCTTTTGTATCGTCTGCATAAACAAATGTTGATGCTTGTCCATTTACATTTAATACTGCACTTGATGCATTACCACCAATTTTTTGAGATCCATTTGGTGTAATAGTAAAATTATTTGTTGCAAAATTTCTTGCATAATCAGCAAAAGCAACAATTGATCCCGCTGTTCCTGCTGGTAAATTTGCTGTAATTGCATTACTAGACGTATCTATAAAAAATCCTTGACCATTTACTGCGGTAAAACTCGCAGATGTTTGAATAGATGTCTGCCAATCTACTGACCCTGATCTACCAAATCCTGTCTGCGTTCCATTGTTCGTGATTGTTACACCACTAGGAATAGTAAATGAATCTCCACTATCTCCTAATGTGACTGTACCACAATTTGTTCTTGGACTAATTTTATTTACTTTTACTTCACTCATAATTATTGATACCTATATCTTATTATTACTACACCAGAACCACCATTACCACCTGTTGTTGATGCTGGAGGACCTCCTTTTCCACCGCCACCACCACCGCCAGTGTTAGTTGTTCCTGCTGTTCCTGGAGTTGAACTACCTGGGGCTCCACCTCCTGGCCCACCGCCACCAGTTCCACCAGCTCCACCATCTTGTTGACCTGAAGGGCCAGCTCCACCACCACCGCCACCTCCGGCTCTAGCTACCGGTGATGCTGTAATACAAGAAGTTGCTCCTGCTCCACCTACTCCTGAAGTAGTATTATCAATTCCATCTGTGCCAACAGCTGTCGCACCACCGCCACCACCTGTTAATAAATTAGGAGGAGAATCTTTTCCACTTCCACCATTATTACCTTGAGGAGGACTAACTGGAGGAGTGTTTCCACTACCGCCTTGTCCACCAGGAGTAGGGGCTGGATTACCTTGAGATGATCCACCACCACCGGATCCACCATCTCTTCCATTCATTCTAGCTCCAGAATCTGGTGGACTATAACTTGATCCACTACCACCACCGCCACCTGCTGATGTTATTGTACTAAAAGTTGAAACACTACCATCGGATGCTTGACATGCTGCACAACCTGGACCACTAGGTCCACCTGCCCCAACTGTTATTGGAAAACTTGTTGCTGTAACTGCAAGACCTGCTGGAGCATTTAAAGGGCTTGCTGTGTAAGAATCTACTGGTGCATTTTTACCTTCTCTATAACCACCTGCTCCACCTCCTCCGGCTCCGTGTGCTGGAGCAGCACCTGCTCCACCTCCACCACCGCCAGCAACTACTACATAACTTACTGTATTAAATGCTGGTGCGGGAGATGCTGTTGCTATTTTATTTACTTGAAAAGTTCCTGGACTAGTAAAAGTATGAATTTTAAAATTTCCTGAAGTTGTTTCTGTTCCTCCTGTTGCTTGTATGTAAGGTGGGACTCCTGTTTCTGTATCTTCAGCGTTTTGAACATTTATCCAACCTTCTGTGCTATCAACAAAAACAAAAGTTGCTGCTTGACCATTCACACCTAATAATGTGTCTTCTGCTACACCTCCTATTTTATCTGTACCATTAGGAGATATAGTTAAATTATTATCAGCAAAAGTTCTTGTATAATCTGCAACTGCTACGATTCCTCCAGCAGCACCTGCTGGTAAATTCATTGTTACTGCTCCACTTGATGTGTCAACAAAATAACCTTCTCCACTTGATGCTGTGAATGTAGATGTTTTAATAGATCCAGTTTGCCAATTAACAGACCCTTCTCTACCAAAACCTGTTTGTGATGCACCTGATGCTAAAGTAACTGTATCTCCACTCGCACCGATAGTTATCGTGTTGCCAGACTCTTTTATAATGTCTGCTCCACATGTGTTTTGTATTGTATTTACTTTAATTGTACTTGTCATAATTATTGAAATTTATACCTTATTATTACTACACCAGAGCCACCATTACCACCTCCGTAAGGATGTCCAGATCCACCACCACCTCCACCACCAGTGTTGGTTGTTCCTGGATTTCCATTTCCTGCTGGACCAGTGGGTGATCCACCACCTCCACCTGATCCACCACTACCAGTAATACCACCGCCACCACCGCCAGCATAAACTGTTGGACTTCCTGAAATACTTGTTGTTGCACCAGCTCCACCATCAGCAGCACTAGAAACAGTTCCACCAGGTCCTGGACCTTTGCCTGGAGCTGTTGCTCCACCACCTCCACCACCTGGGTTTGCTGGGGGTGCATTTGCTGCTATAGCATCCGCACCTGGATTACCTTGTGAAGGAGAAACAGGAGGTGTGTTCCCTTCTCCTTTAACATTTTCAGAAGCAGCTCCACCACCAGCTCCACCGCCTGATCCACCATTATCTGAAGGAGCCGACAATGCTACATCGTCATCTCTTCCTGATCCACCACCGGCAGATGTGATTGTTGAAAATACTGAATTGCTTCCTTTAGTTGCTCTATTTGCTGGTGGAGCTGGTTGACCTGCACCGCCACCACCAACTGTAATTGGAAAAGCTGTTGCTGTAACTGTAATAGATCCAGCTCCATCTAAAGGACTAGCTGTATAAGGTGTAACGCTACTTTTTTGTTCTCTAAAACCTCCGGCTCCACCACCGCCACCTCTAGATGCGCCACCGCCACCTCCGCCTGCTACTACTATATATGAAATTGCGTTGTTATCATCAACATTTGAAATTGCTGAAACACAAAATGTACCTGGACTTGTGAATGTATGAATTCTACAATTACCAGAATCAGCAGTTGTTCCTCCTGTTGCTGATATAAAAGTTGATTGTACTTCTGTGCTATTTCCAGTGTTAGTTACTATCCAACCTTTTGTTGCATCTGCATAAATTAAAGTTGCTCCCACTCCTTCTGTGTTTATAATAAGATTTGAAGCTGCTCCCTCTATGTTTGAACTATTTCTACCAACTGTTAAATTTGTAGTATCAAAAGTATTTGCATAGTCCGCTAATGATACAATATCTCCAGCTGAAGGTGATGCTGGTAGTGTTAGCGTAAAAGCTCCACTTGAAGTATCACAAAAATACCCTTCACCAGATACAGCTGTAAAGTTTGCAGTTTTAATTGATGTTTGCCAATTAACAGTTCCGTTTCTACCAAAACCAGATTGAGAAGCACCACTAGCTAACGCTACAGTTCCACCGCATCTACCTAAAGTTACAGTAGTTGCATCGGCAACGACAGTTTTACTAGCTCCACCACCAACTGTTAAAGTTGTGCCGGATTGTTGTGTTATTTCATCTACTTCTATCTTACTCATTAAACTACTACTACCGTTCCTGTTATTGTTTGAGTTCCAGTTACTGTAACTGGTCCTGCTAATACTGCATTACT